TTTCAGCAAGGAGATGGGCGGAGAGCAAAGATTTTCCACTTTGCTCTAAACCCGTAATCTCACTAATACGTCCAACAGGGAAGCCACCATAAGGTCTATTAGAGATTGCAACATCCAACATAGCATTACCAGTTGAAATCCAATCTTTAACATTGGTAGGAGCATCACCACCTTCATCATTTAGAAAGTAGGCAATCTTACCATCCTTATTTTGTTTGTTTAATGAATCAGCAAGAATACTTGCTAAATCCTCTTCTCTTTTGGCCATTGTAACCTTTTATTAATTGTTAAATAAATCATCAAATGCTGATGCTACATCATCCTTTTGTTTAGGAGCTTCTTCCTTTTCCCAAGGTAAGTCACCACTAATGTCCGATGTTCCACCTAAGTCAACCGATACACTTTTTTGTGTTGCCACAGGTTGTGTTTTTGGTTTTGGTGCTTCTAATTCCTCAACAATTTCATCATTAACTGCTGCTGATGGATTTAACCAATTTTCTAAAACTGACTTTAACTCTGCGTAAGATAATTCCGAATATAATTCAGTAATTTCTTTTTGACCATCTAACAATTGTTGGATAGTTTCCGGAGAATCTGCTAATTTAGAAACTGCAGGTTTAACTCTGATTGTTGTTGTTGGATAAGATGCATTAGATTCCTCTGCTGACATTACTTCCAATACGATATCTCTACCTGTGTTTGGGTCTGTAATATCACCATAATCAGGGTCAGCAATATATCCTAAGATATCTTGATAAACTGTCTTACCGAATCCCCAGAATTTTACTCCTTCTGATTCTTTACCTCTTACGATAACTGGTACGAAAGTTCTTAACTTTGGTTCCATTTTCTTACCTGCTTTCCAATCATCAGTATCACCTGTTCTTTTAAGTTTTTCTGCAAACTCAACGATAGGGTCAGGTCTACCAAATGACATTGGACTTAAATAAGTCTTGTTGTTAATGTTGTAATGAAAGTAAAGTTCAATGAAAGGAATGTCTTTGTTGAACTTGTAAGGAACGATTCTCACTTGAGATTTTCCGTTTGCCGGTTTAAAGATTGAATCCGACTTTTTAGTGTTGTTTTGTAAAGAGCTAAATCTCTTTAATGCCAATGAAATGTCCATTGTTTTGTTGTTTTTAGGGTTTAAAAATTTGTTTTTAAAGTTGAGGTTTATATCGCGATATTCCTATATCTAAATATAACTTTTTCATCTTTTATTACTATAAATATACGACTATTTTTCCACATTACCAAATTTATTTTGGATAAAAAAGGTCATATATTTGTTTTTTTAATAATATGTTATTAGGTGCTTCCGACCTTTGTTGAAGATTTAGTCCTGATAAATATTCCATCAATTTTTGATTATTATCTAATTTTTTTTGAGTATCAGCTGAATAATAAAATTCATCGGTCATATTATTAATAAATTCATCAAAATTATCAAAAAATACTTCAAATCCTAATTCTTTTAATGTATTTTTAAAAATATCATTATGACCATGTACATATATAACATTTCTATAAAGTATAGGATATATTGTTTTTCTACTTAATGTATGATTAAAATATTCAAAAGAATTAATATCATCATTTAAACCAAAAAATGGTTCACATATTATGTTAAATTTAGTTCTAACATGCAACATTTGTGCTTTTTGTTGTGCATCATTTTGTTGATGAATATCTACTAATTCTGGTTCTAATTTTAGAGTTTTTAAATATTCAAAATTAATACCATTTTTTTCAGCATAATCATTATATATTTTATAATATCGATTTTCATCAAATGTATGAAAATTATGATATGATATAAAATTATTTGGATTAAATAATTGATTGTTATTTTTCAACATTGTTATTATCAAATCTCTATTTATTTTTCTATTATAATTTAAAAATAATAAATTTATATCTTTTGTATATTCTAATTTTTGCCAACCTGATAATGGGGCCGAATCTAATTTACATAAAGTTGCTGGTAGGTTTGCCGCAATTAATTTGTTTTGGTATTCATTTGGAAATTTTACTTTTAAAAAATCATTTACGTTTGAATTAAATGAATATATAAAAATTTTAAAACCAATTTTTAATGAATTTCTTATTATAAATTCAACAGGCCAGTTTTCTTTCAAATAAAATTCTTCATCACATTGTATAATAATATTATTATATGAATTTTTAATTTTATTTAATTCATTTACAACATTATGAAGTTCAGGTGATGTTGGTGAAAAAAATCTAATATTATTAAAATTAATACAATATGTATCAACTAAATCCGTATAAAAAAACTTATTAAAAAGTTCTATTCTATTTTCAAACATATATTATTTTTCTAAATTGGATATTTTTCTTTGTAAATAAAATACAGCTTTCTTTAAATCTTCTAGTTCTTTTTTAGGGTCTTTTTTACCTGCTCTTGCAACATATTTAACTACATTGAATAGATATGCATCTTTGTCTAATCCCCATGCTTCACATACTTTAATTACTTCGTATGGATTGTCTATTCCCCCATAGTGTTGAGGGCCATTTACCATCTCCTTTTCCTTGTGAATTGGTATTGCGTATTCGGGTGTTCCTGAAAATGAGTATTCTTCTTTACTAATCTTTGGTTTTGCTGGCATTACTATTTGTTTTGTTTTGTTTTTTGATTGCCACTCTCCCATTCGTTTATTTGAAATAGCAGGCGGTTTTGGCATTTGTGTCGAATAATCTCCGAATCCAAACATAATTTATTTTTTTATCTTTTCCAAATTTGATACCATTTTCTTTTAGGTGCAGGTTTACATAAACTAAATGGATTGTCTCCAAATGATGTTGTGCCTACATATTTTGATGAAAACATATTTAAAAATACTTCGTGATATTTTTCAGGTATCTTACTAAAATCAGCTTTTATTTCTACATTTAATTCAATTGCACCATCATCAATGGTTATCAATTTTAATGAATTGTAAGTTTCAACATATTGTGATGATTGAATATTTAAGTGACCTCCACCTAAAAACAATTCTGCTTCTTTTTTCTTTTCTGCCATAACTTATTTTTTACTTTCCCAATATATTTCTCTAACTTTTTTTCCAAGTTCGATATCATTTGGGGTATCTAAAATCATTCTACTATTAATTGTAATTAAATTTCTATCTTCTTTTATATAACATTCTCTACATAATTGTCCTGCTCCATCCACATAACCATATCTAAAATCGACATGAGTAGTTTTTAATGTAGTAGTTTCTACACCACACATAACACATTTTTCGTAAAGTTCTAATTTTTCCATAGCTATACTTTTTGTTTATTTAATTTATTTTGTAATTTAACAACCAATGCGCATGATTCATACTCCTCAAAATCAATAAGGATTTGTAATTGTTCTTCTAAAAGGTCTGTAAATTCTCTACTATCAATTGACAATGTGATAACAAAAACTTCTTTGATTAAGACTTTTGCAAAATCAACTCTCTTCTTTTTAGTTCTTAGACCATGTGCAATACCATCTACTATTGCCTTTGCAAGTTCTCGTCTATTGTTTTCAAAAATGTCCGAAGGTTCGTCAGCGTGAATTTCTATTGGTTTAAATCTTTTTCTTATTGACATAAATCAAATATAAGAAAAATATCTTAATTCTCCAAATTTTGAGTATTAAAACTTTTAAATACTTTTGTAGGTATCATTTTGTATCCTGTATTAGATGTGGTTAAGATACAATTTCTAAATTCTTCCCAATCAATCATATAAGAATTATCTAACATACCACCCGTTTTTGACTTAACTACTTCATTAAGTGCATTAATAGTGTATATTGAATTGGATTGTTTCTTTCTATGTACTAAAATAGTTTTCCATTCCGAAGGGATTGCATTAGAACCTTTCTCAACATTAAAAGTAATAAATGCTTCTTCAGGTCTTATCTTACTTTCTAAAATGAAAACATTTGGATTAGTCAGAGTATAGTTTGTTAATATAAAATCAACCGACTTATCTAATTCCTCCTTTGTCGTAAAAAGGCAAAGTAATTGTGTATTCATTTTTATATAGTTGTTATTATTTTAAGAATATAAAACATACACATTATTATCATAATCATATACCTCACTCAATGCGTTATTAAATACTTTACCAAGTTTTGGGTCATTTAATACATTTTTAGATATAAATTTATTACTAATTAAATATTTTATCATTGCTTGTTGTCCTTGTCCTTTTAATCTAAATTTATCCGAATTAGCAATTTTTCTTGCATTTTCCCACGCAGCTTTAAATTTATCTTGTTTATTTGGTTGTTCTGCCATTGATAAAAGAAATCCTCTATATAAGTTATCTGATGATAATTTTATAGTTCTTCTACCACTTTTGTCCATAATACCTCTACCCAATCCCATTGACATCAAAACACCTCTACCAATTTCCGAATTTAATCCTGCAATTGCTTTTCTATCTTCGTCAGTTTCGGCTACTTTTTTAAATTCATTTTTTGCGTTTTGATAGATTACATCATCACTTTCAAATAGTCCTTTAAGATTTTTAAAATTATATCCTGGTTTAAGTTTTCCGTTTTTTACTGCAAGACCTGCTTTTTGGTCGGTTTGTGAAGCTACTTCATTTATAGTTTCATATGTTTCAGTTTCCTTTTTGAAAGATTCTTGTGATTTACCAACTTGAGGATTTACGTGCATTTCGTAAAACTTTTTCATTGATAAATTTGATTTTTTTTGATTTATATTTGTTGCACAAATAATAATATTGTTATCATGCTCTCTATTTAAATAATCGGTTGGTGTAGGATTGCCAGTATCTTTATTATCAAATGCACGAACGTGTTCTAAATCAATTGAACTTAAATCAAGTGGTAACCCGGTATAAGGGTCTTGTCCTCCTTGTTCTAATATACATCTCCAAACAAATTTACCCCTATCTCTATTTCCAGGATTTCCTCTTTTTACTTGTAAATTTCCTTTTTTATCTTTATTAATATTTGGGTCTGCTTGGTCTGATGTTATTGTACCATCTTTTTTAACATATCCTAAAAAATGTTTATCTTTTCCAGAGTCTCCGGTTTTACCTTTACCCATTAGTGCACTTTGTAACGCATCGGGTAATAAATTAAAAGAAGATTCTACATATTCTTCATTTACTTTAATTTTTCTAGAATTTCTTACAAATTTCTTAATCTCTTCTGGAGAACCGTTTCCATATGATTTTATTAAATAATCTCTATTGGAATTTAATGTTTTTACATCAAGAAAACCCATTCTATTTTTACCAATACCAGAATTTTCTCTTCCCATGTATATTTGACCTTTTGCAAATACTGCAGCTGCATCATTTTTTACTTCTTTTGGTAACTTTTTAAAAGATTCAGAAAGTGTATCAAGTTTTTTAAGTTCTAATATTCTTTGTTTTTCTGATAATTTAATTACTGTTTTTTGTTTATCACTTAAAAAGTTTTCAAATTCTTTAATAGAATTTCTTACATTTTTATCTATAATTGTATCTTCTTGTCCACTAACTTTTTTGGTTGATTTTTCTTTTTCAATATCCAACTTAAAATCACCACCAGCCAATTTTTTACCTTGTGGAGCGTTTTGTTGTGGTTGTGGTTTATTTGTTTTTTTAGTTGGTTTCTCATCGTCATCGGGTCCCGCATCCACCATATCAACATCTTTCTCCGAATATCCTGCAGTACCCATCATACTCTTTGCCGTAGTATATGCTTTAGAATTTTTCTTATATCCCAATGCCGATGCAACACTTACTTGATTACCCGTATCTGGATTTGTAAATTTTTGAGCTAATACTTTATCTAATGATTGTTTTTTAGGAGCTTCATTTAAATAAGAAAAATACACTCTTGCTTTCTGTGCCATTTCGTTAGCATCAGAAATACCATTTTCTCTTAATATTTCTACTAATTTTGTAACTTGTTCCTCTTTTGTCAAATCAATAATACCATGTTCTACACGATATTCTAATTCTTTAAGGATTTCTTGGAAATTTATTGACATCTATTTTTTTATTAAAATGAATTATGTAATTGTTTTGCAAACTTATCACCATATTTCTTTTTAGCCTGTGCTAATAAGTTATTCAAAATTGAACTTCTATATTTAGTTAAAGATTGTGGCATATGTCCTTTTGAATTGTGATATTTTTGAATTTTTTGCATTTCAGCAGTAGATGATTTATCTCCCATCATTTTTGCTAATGACATCACTGCACCATTGTGGTCGTTATTATCGGTTAAATCTGCTATATCTTTGATGGTTGCTTTTAATTGGTTATCATATTTAACAGCATCTTTTGGATTATTTTTTTGCAACCTATATTGTAGACTACCAACTGGATAATCTCCACTTTTATCACCATATTTTTTTAGTTTGTCATCATTACCAAA